AGGACTAAATATAAGTTTACGTTCCCTGATGTCAATGTTAAAATAACAGAAAAAGACCATCTCAATCCGCATATTGATATGTGGAATAGCTATGATGGAACACATCAAGTTAATATGATTGCTGGTTGTTTCAGATTGGTATGCAGTAATGGCATGGTAATAGGGCATATGATTTCTAATTACAATTTTAGACATCTTGTTAGTAATCAAAATCTAAATCCTGAGAATTTTGCCAAAGCAGTTCAAAGGTCAATAGATAAAACTCTTGATATCTTTGATAAGGACTTTCCGTTGCTTATAGAAACTAAGGCTAGAGCATCAGATAAAGCTAAATTTATTAAGATGTTACCAGAGTATGTTGGAGAAGCAGCGGTATCACGTATGTTAGCAGGCCACACAATGAATACATATTGGGACTTAATAAATATCGCTACTTACTTAGCTAGTCATGTCATGAATAGAAATTGGGAGAGCACACACAAATGGGAATCCAAGGTATATCCAACAGTGAAATCGTGGGCTTTAAGGGCTCGAAGCTAGAATGTCCCACAGTAATACCTTATTGGGGTGGTAAGTACGAATTAAGCAGAGTTTTAGTTCCTATGATGCCGCCCCACAGGCGTTATTTTGAACCATTCGCAGGAGGTCTTAGCGTATTCTTCCGGAAGCATAAAGCTGACGAGAATATACTAAATGACATTGATCGAGACATAATAAATTTGTATATTTGTGTGTCCCAAAACCTAGAAAAATTAACCGAAAGAGCCTTTTGGTTACCTAAATCTAGACTTATCTTTGAAATGGCAAAAGAAGAGTGCCGAAAGAAACTGAAAAAGAAAGAACTGCCAAACTACAAACGTGCCGCATTATATTATTACATGATAAAGAACGCTTTTAATAAGCAAGCATTTGGTACATTTGGTATGAGCCATAAAAGTTGGAAAATATCAATGCTAGCAGACTTAAGACTATCTAGGAAACAACTGGATGGTTCAATACTAGAAAACATGGATATATTTAAATTATTTGATAAATATGCGATTGATGAAGATGATTTTGTCTACTTGGACCCACCTTATATGGTTGCTACTAAAAGAAAAGAGTATTACCGTCATACATTTAAGGATGACTGTCACGCCAGACTACTAAAATTATGCAATAATATAGACTCTGAAGGAGGAAAGTTCATGTTATCCTATGATGGAGTCGATTTCATCAAACAGTTATATAAAAACTATACTGTTACATCAATTCCAATTTACTATGCTGGCAGTTCAAAGCATAAAAATAGGATTGAACATGAAGAATTGGTAATAACTAACTATAAGCCAGAAATGAATAACCAAATTACAATGTTTAAGGAGTAAATATATGACAAAAACAATTAATTGGGATGACATAACAGCTTTGCCAACGAATATAATGGCCGAGAGCACAGTTTTGGGATGTTGTCTAATTGGTGGAAAAGAAGCATTTGAAAAAGCAAAAGGATGGATTAGAGAAGACAATGCTTTTTATAGTGATGACCATAAGAAAGTATGGAAAGTAATTGAAAAACTATATAAAAATAGAGAAGCAATTGACTTAGTTACTGTATCTGCTCTTGCTAAAGACGAATATGGCAGAGAAAAAATATCAGCATACTGGTTATCTAGCTTATCAGAGGACTTACCAACTTCCAAATCAATTGAAGAATATTCTAAAATTGTATGGGAAAAGTATATTCAAAGAGAAGCTGCTAAATCAGCACAGAAACTATATGGAGTAACTACACAAGAATTCAACAAAACCACCGAAGTATTACAAAAACATAAAGCTTTAATAAACGAATTAGAAAATTTACAACCAACAGCAGTAAAACCAATAGCTGAGATAATAGACAGGTCAGAAGAAGCAGTCTTAACAGCAGCAAATATAATTAAATTTAATAATAAAATATTAGATTCATTCGCTGGTGGAATGACCAGGAAAGAGCTCACCGTCATTGGTGGAAGGCCAGGTCATGGCAAATCAGTACTGGCAATCAATATACTAAGAGATTTAATCGAGAATGGTTCTAAAGTAATGATGATAAATAGGGAAATGACTTGTGAAGAGACATTCAAAAGAATATTTGCTATGGAAGCATATCCTGAATATCCATCAGTTACATATGGTAAAATAAGACATTCTGATTTAACTAAAGAAGAAAAGCGTGACTTAGGTAAAGTAATACAGAAGTGTTATGGTAAGTATACCGATGATAACTGTATCGTTGTAGACCATATCAGAACATTAGAAGATACTTTAATAGAGATAGGCAGACATAAGCCTGATGTAATCATAGATGATTATATACAATTGATTAAAGTTGCTGGTATAAAGAATAAAGACAGACGATTTGAGATTGAAGAAATACTTATGCAATATAAATGGGCCTGTAAAGAACATGATTGTCATGCTATATTAGTATCTCAGTTAAACAGGGAGATTGAAAAGAGATACAACCCAAGACCATTTATGAGTGACTATGCTGAAAGTGGTGTTATCGAACAAACTGCTGAGTCAGCACTATTTGTATATTATCCATATACATTTAACCCTGAAGAAAGCAGCAGGTATGCATCAGAAATCATAACAGCCAAAACTAGGTATGGTAAGATTGGTAAATATGAATGTGGGTTCAATGGAAATAGATGTAAATTCTTCTACACACAGGAGGAAGCTGCATTAGCTAGCAGTGTAAATCAAAATTGAAGAGATTATATGCAGGTATTGACCCAGGATTTAATGGGGCAATCGCAATGTACAGAGAAGACATTGATGCCTGGAAAATAATGAACTGTCCAAAGACAATACCAGAGATAGCAGATATTGTTATGATTGTAAGAGAAGTTATTAAAGATGGTTACTTCGAACCAGTTGTTGCAATTGAAAGGGTATGGGCTCAACCTAACAACGCAGTGAGGTCAGCATTTAAGTTTGGTACAAATTACGGAGCTTGGATCGCTGCCTTATCATTTGCTGGCATACCTTATATAGAGGTATTACCAGCCAAGTGGCAGAAAGAATATGAACTACCAAAAGATAAACCATCTAGAAAAAGACAACTTAGAGACAACGCTGCTAAACTTGTAAAACAAATAATGGATGAGCAGAAAACAAGAGTAACACTAAAAAATGCCGATGCAATAATGATATGCAACTGGCTTAAAAACGGAGGATATAATGACGAGAGCAATAGGAAGTGAACATTTTGGAGCAGTTTATTTAAAGAAAGATTGGATAGAGACAGGCAGTATATCTCTATTCCCATTCAAATTTACAGTTAATTTATTCCGATCGGATAAATTCTTATCGTTAGCATTTACTATATACAAACTGGAGATATCACTAAGATTTAGTTTTGACTCCTGGGTTAATGGGGTTAATAACAACAGCATATAAGATATTATTTCTTATATGAACAGGGTAGTGGGCTATATGCCCATTGCCCTGTATAATCTATCAAGTTCTGTTTCTTCTTTTCTACGTCTTACCCTGCGACCACGTTTTTTCTTTTGTGGCTTTTCAAGTCCAAGGTATTTTAACGGAAACTTTTCTCTTGCTTCCCTGGTCCATGAACGTGGATACAATCCAAACTCATGCATTAACCAGTTCCAGCCGGTTCCTGTCTTTAAAGCCGGGTAACCCCGATGAACTGCTTTAGATAACTCAACGTTTAGTGTGGATAAAAGTCGCTGTTGCTTCTGTACATCAGTTAAAGCATACGCATTATTGTATCCTAAGATAAGATTAGTCACTTCACTTTCAGGCAATTCAATAAATTCTTTAAGCGTGGCTAAGAAAAACAAGTCACCTACAGCTGGTCCAACAAAACCTCTACCCTTAACATCTTCTTTACCATCAGCGACTGCTTTTAAATCTCTTATTCTTTCAACTGTATCATTCTCCATTAACCTGTGAAAATCAAGATTTGTTAGTCCTGACAATAAATGAGTAAATGCATACATACCAGCAAACTTCATTGGTATTAATAAATCTGGATTACTCCACTGCCTAGCAATAGCAGCATCTTTTGAGTTTCTCAATATCTCAGATTGTAATTGTAAAAATGAAAAAGGGAAATGAAAGAACTGAGCAACTACTTGACCAACTGCTCCTAAATTACCTGCAGTACCACCTGTGACTGGAGCTTTTTGTGAAGCTGCATATTCAAATGCATACTTGTTCACCATATCAAGGGCATAAGTCTTTGACATATTCTGCATTTTACCTTTATCTTTCATTCCACCAATTTCTAACTCTTTCCATTTAGTTAAGAATGATGAACGGAACATATGTTTACGCAATATATTTTCAGTATACTTCTGAAATATTGCTCCTTTGTTCGTAGCCCATGCTAAACCTGAATCAAAACTATGCCAACCAAGACCATCCTTGTAAGCAAAATATGGATTACCTTTATTATCCATTTTGATATCCATCTCCGATACTCTTGTACCTTGAGTCGGCAATAAACCTTCCAATGCATATTCTTGAGCAACATCTTCAAATCTAAACCCAGCTTCTCTCTCAAGCTTTATAATTCTTGTAGCAAGTTCTTCATTAGCGTTCCAATCTTTTATATAATTAAAAAAGGCTCTATTGCCAAGGCCCTGTATATAATATACACCTGACATCATATTACGAGCTGCAGTTGCAACACCAAAACCAATCTTAGATAAGAATTCAAACCCAGTCAATGTTCTAACAGTTTTATTAATCCAGCTAGGTCTATCCTTGAATCCATGTGATGCTAATGTAAATACGTCATCAATATAATTCTTTAATACTCTGGCTGATTCAGCGTCTTTAGGTAGCCTCTTTATTCCTCTTAAATAGATAGTCTTCAATTTATTATGTTTATTGAAAGCCAATGCATCAAGTGAATATTTACGAATAGCTGCCAATGGATTATGTACCCACTGATGATACTCTCTTAATCCCCTAGCCTTAGCCTGTTGAGTAGTGAGACCCATACCGTCCCGCATACGAGCCATAATATCACTAACTTCACCCATATATGTATCAGCATTTTTTCTTAGAGATTCAACAGTCTTCTCTCCATCCATCTTCTCCATAACTTTTTCAATACTTTGGACACCCTCTAT